TGTAATTGAAAGAACAAGATTAGATGTTGATTATATTAATATGACTATGGAAGCATATGGCGGTGCAGTATATGTCGAATTTGAGCGTTTTTTAGACGGGGTTGTGGACTGGAATGATTTAATCAATGCTATCGTAGATGGTATTATGGAAAAAATTAATCTTCAAATTCAAACTACTTTAATTGCTTCATTTACTGGTTTATCTGCTAATATGAAAGTACAAGCTAATGCTTTTGTTCCTAGTCAAATGGGTCAATTGATTACTAATGTACAATCTTATGGTGATAATGTAGTTATTTTCTGTACCCCTACTTTTGCAGGTACTATTGAAGAAACACCTGGATTTGTGAGTGATATGGATAGAACTGAACGTAGGGAATTTGGTAGAATTGGTAAATTTAGAGGTGCAAGTGTAATTGTATTGCCTAATGCTTTTGCTGATGATACTAATACTAGCAAAGTATTGAGTGATCAATATGCTATTATTGTTGCAACTAATGAAAGTAAAATTGTTAAAGTGGCATTTGAGGGAGAAACTATTGTTAGGGAAACTGAAAATGCTGATATGAGTATTGATTTCGAAAGTTATCGCAAATTTGGCTTAACCATTGTTTATAGCAATTGGTATTGCATGTACAAAAATGTTGCGTTATAAGGATTTGTTATTGTTTTACATAATCTAAATATATTTAATATGTTTATCTAATAAAGGAGTGTAAAATCACTCCTTTATTTTATTTAAAAATATAAATAGAATTGAGATGATTATATTAAAAACAATTAATTCGCAAATTATCACAAATGATATGAAATATCCAGGAATCTATTTAATTATAAATTTAGCAAATAATAAATTCTATGTTGGAAGTGCTAAGAATTTATGGCAAAGAAAATTAACTCATCTTAGAGATTTAAAAAATAATAAACATAAAAATATTTATTTGCAAAATTCTTATAATAAATATGGATTACAATATTTTATAATTATTTTATTAGAAAAAGTAGAATCTAAGAATGATTTAACAGCAAGAGAACAATATTGGATAGATACATTAGATGCTACTAATAAAGAAATTGCTTATAATATATGTCCTACTGCTGAAAGTAAATTAGGTCTTAAACATTCAGAAAAGACTAAAATAAAAATGAGTAAATCAATGAAAGGTATTAAACGTACAGATGAAGGTAAAAAAAATATGAGTATATCTAAAAGTAAAACTATTATTCAATGTTCTATCAGTGGTACATATATTCAAGAATGGGAAAGTGCTAATTATGCATCTAAAGTATTAAATCTTTCTCAAACGAACATATCTAATGCATGTCTTCATAAAACTAATTACGCTCATAATTATTTATGGTTTTTCAAATCAGAGTATGAAGATAAGGATTTTGATGTAAACAAATTCATACCTAGAATTGGTAAGAAAATTAATCAATTTACTTTAGATGGTCAATTAATTAAAACATGGGGCACATACAAAGATATAAAAATTGATTCTGAAATCAGAACAACTTATCTTCTTGGATGTTGTGAAGGTACATATAAATCTCACAAAGGTTTCATTTGGAAGTATGCTTCGTGACAATATCAATATAATTTTATAATAACTTTTAAACAAAATAAATATAAAGGATGATTATTTTATGGCAAGAAAAGATACTAAATTAGATAATATTAATTACACAATTGATCCAGACACAAAAGTTAGAATAATCAATAATTCCAACTCTAGAATTCATTGGATTCAATTAAATGGTAGACCTATTAATTTAATGAAAATTGCTGCTCCTGCTTCATTACCTTATGTAGAATTAGAAAATATGGCTTATACTAGTGATTTAATTCAAACAGGAGATATTTATGTTCCAGATAAAAAAGTATTTGATGCATTAGGAATTATAAATCTAAAGCACGAAGATATTAAATTACATTCTGAATTAAAACGCATGTTAGCAAATTTAGAAGCAGAAGAATTGAAAGAAGAAATTTCAAAACTTCCAGAAGGTAATAAGGAATTATTAGCTGAATTAGCAATTGTTGATTATAACAATTTAAAAGGATCTGTAATTGATACTATTGAAGATGAAACAAAAGTAAATATTTCTCTTATAAAAGAAGATGAAAAAGCCAATAAAGAAAACCAAGAGAAAAATAAAAAATAAATATAAAGAGATGATTACATGGGGACTTCTTACGATTTAATATTCCTAAAGTTTATGCATGAGATTGATGATTTTGATTTAACATCTTTAAATGAAGAACAAATGTTGACAGAAAATAAATTAACTCTATCTAAAGCAGTGTCTTTATTTAAAAAATGTAAGCAATCATTAATTAGAGATGATGAAGATGAGAAATTCACAAATGATTTAACAGAAGAAGAACAGTGGATACTTGCAGATTATATGAGAAAAGTTTGGTTAGATGAAAAAATAAATAATGGTGAATTACTAAAATTAAGATTAACAGATAAAGATTTTAAAACTTTTAGTCCTGCTGATTTATTAGGGACTATGAGTAAATTAAAAACACAATATGATAAAGAATTAAAATTAAAAGTTAATGATTATTTGTATGATGGTTATTTATACTCTAAATTTTACAAGTCAGGTGGTTAGTGAATTAATGAATAATAATTTTAAGAAAGGAGAGATAGATTATGAATGAATTTAAATTTAAAAGTATATCTCAAAGTGAAGAAGTAGTTTTAGATGGTGTAACTGCTGGTACAGTTTTAGCAAATAAAGCCGTAGTTGTTGGAGCAAATAAAAATGTTGATGTTTTAGCAATTGCAGATTTAAAATTGGGTGCTGGTACTTCTGTAACTGCTAATGCAACACAAATTAATTCTTTGATTAATTTTCCAGGTAATATGGCAACAGCAGTAATTGATTTTAATGCTACCGGAGAAGCAGGAATGAAAGTTACTATAAATAATGTTGATTACCAAGAAGCAGATGTAGCAGTAGTAGCAAATGGAGTATGGACAAATGGTGCAAGTGCAGCTAACTCTGCTACAAGTTTAGCTGCAGCAATTAATGGTGATACAAGAGCAACAGTTCCTTTTACAGCATTTTTATCTGCTGATGGGAATAGTGTAATTATTACATGGGATACTGTGGGTACTGCTGGCAATGTGACTATTACTACAACCAGTGCAGCAAATTGTACTGTGGAAAATTCCACTGGTGGATCTAATGTAGGTATAAAACAAATTGTCATTATAAATCGCATAGTAACAGCACAAGATGTATTATCTCTTGAAACAAATATTCCTTTACCATTTGTTCCTACTAAAATATTAGTTAATTATTTTGATGCAGATGGTGTTTTACTTAGCACAATAACAGACAAAGCATCTATTCAAGCAAATCCAAATCGTGTTAGAGTATTACAAGCTGGTGCTACTCATTTAGCTGCTACTAATGTAATTCAAGTAATGGCAATAGAATAATATTATAATAATGGTTAATATTTAAGGTTACAAACTTAAATATGTCCTAGAGGAATACATAAGAGTGAGTTTAGAAATATGGTATTATGATTTTAATAATATATAAACGATTCTTGAAAAAGAATTAAATCTTATTAAATAATAAAATTTAAAGGAGGAAAATAACTATGGCTAATATAACTGGATATGTAACTCTTTCTGCTAACGCTGGTGTTGCAGAATTAAATACTGTAGTTGATTGTTATGAAATTAAACTTTTGAAAAATGATGGTGCAGGTGATATTACTTTTAATATTGATAATGCTGTGGCAGATGGTAATACGATTACTCTTAAAGCAGGTGAAAGTTTAGAAAACTTCCCTGTATATGTTTATAAATTATATTACAAAACTGCTGCCAATCCTACTGCTTTTAGATTTATTGGTTTGCGAGAAAAAAATTTTTAACATTATGTTAATATAAAATGGGAGAGTAATTACTCTCCCATTAATAATTTTTGTAGAATGGAGTTGGTATTATAACTTGGTGGACAGATTACCAAACAAGACGAGGACAAGATAGAAAATCTCTATATGTAAACAATATGAAAAATACAATATCAACTGAATTTAAAAATTCTACAAGTTATAATTTAGTAAAAATTAATAATGTTGATAGAGATGTTCGTATTGTTGAAGAAAGTGCAATTATAAAAAATCCAAATAAAAAAAGATTATTATGTTATCCAGATGAAACTATTAGTGTTGGGGATATAGTTTTATGGGATAATGAAAATTGGATATGTACTGAAACAGATACTACTTCTCAAGTTTCTGATGTTGGGATAATTAGTAAATCCAACAACACCCTAACCATATATAAAAACAACACATCATATCAAATCCCTTGTATAATAAATTCAAATGTAAATCTTGACACTGATCAAACTACTTATATAGAAACTCCATCCACTATCATTGTATTAAAAATTCCTAATACAGAAATCACAAGACAAATTAAACGTGGTGAGATTTATAAACTAGGATTGCAGAATTATGAGATAAAAGATATCAATGATATAGTTGAACCTGGAATTCTTAGATTAGAGATTATGTATAGTCAAGAGGTACAGGAAGAACATACATACGTACTTACTATTCTTAATAATGACAATCTACAAATTTCACAATCTCAATCACTTACAATTAATGCTGAATTGAAAGATAATGGTGTAGTCGTAGATTTACCTAATTTGGTTTATAGTAGTTTAGATGAAGAAATTGCCACTATATCTAATATAGGTGAAGTTACTATTTTAAGTACAGGGAATGTTGTTTTTACTGTTCAAAAATCAGATGATACAAATGTGAGTGATAGTATTAATATTGAGATTATTGAAGATGTAGTTGATAATTATACTGTTGAAATTAGTGGATCAAATAGTATTATTAAAGGATATACATCTAACTATAATTGTGTATTTAAAAATAATGGTAATATAATAACTCAACAATCTGAATTTTATTTAACTTCTGATGATGGAGTATCACCTACTTCACTTGCACAAATCATATCACAAGATAGTGTTAATAATAGTTGTATTGTAAAGGGTTTAGTAATTGGATATGTGAAGTTGTTTGTTAGAAATTCAGATGGTAGTATTGTAAGTGATGGATTTAGAATACAAATTAAGAATTTATTTTAATTAAATTTAAATTAATATAAATTTTAAGCTAAAGAAGGATTTGGAGGATAGACACATCCCACCTTCTTATTTTTTTTAAGAGGTGATGTTTATTTGATTGTATTAAAATAATTACAATATTTAAAAGGTGGTAAGATATGAGCAGGTTTGCAGAATTAGGTCAAAATAAGTTAAATATTTTAATGAAATTAATTGGTAATGAAGATATAGTTAAATGTTTGATTAATAATCAATCTAATTTTTTAGATATTTCGTTACCTATGGATTTTGATGTTACTTCACTTATTTACGATTCGATATATCCTTATAGATTTGTACCTCAAATTCAAACTGAACCAAAAACATTTATAACTATGCGTTTTGGTTATAAACCTAATGGAATGACTTATAAGAATGGTTCAATTTATTTTTATATAATAACTCATAATTCATTAATAAGAACAGATTATGGAATGTTAAGATATGATTTTTTAGCGAACAAAATAGATGAATTAATGAATTCTTCAAGAGATATTGGTCTTGGTAAATTACCATTTTATGATATGGATGATTTTATTGTAAATGAGAATTATATTGGTATTTATCTTGCGTATAAATCAACAGAATTTCAATAAGGTGATATTATGAATAACTTAAATTTATATTTAAAAGTACAAAAACCAATTAAATTCTATGATGTTTGTATAATTAATCAACCAAGTTTTGAAGAAATATTAGATTATGGCATAGAAGAATTTGAAAAATTGCTTTTACCTTATTCTATTACTATTGATAATATTTCTGAAGAATTAACTGATGAACAAAAAAAAGGTTTAACTAATTTTGATTTATTACTTAGTTCAAAAGAATTTGTATTTTATTTGCTTATATCATTAGAATTTTTCTGTAAATCTGAAATTATTGATTTTGATAAAATAGAAGGAATATCTTTCAAAGACTTTGAAGGAAAATTAAACAAAGATAATTTTGATGAATTGGCTGAAATTATATTAAGCATATGTAGCAGAGAGCGACCAAAGATTGAGAAAAAAGTTTTTGCTAATGAAAGACAACGAGATATATGGGAAAAGTTACAAGAAGGCAGAAAAAGAAATGCCAAAAAAAATGAATTAAAACTAGAAGATGCTCTTAATATTTGTGAGTTTGGTGGAAAATATCATATCCCAATTGAAGAAATATTAAAATGGTCTTTATGGAGGATAATTAATTGCTATAAATCAATTATGGGTATTAGTGGTTATGAAAATAGTTTTAGTATTTTTTTAGTTAGTGGTGATAAAAAATTAATTGAAAATAAACATTGGACAGAATTAATAAAGTTAAATTATAAACATCAAGAATATTGAGATAAGTAATTTCTTTATTATAATAAAAAATAAAAAATATAATTTAAAATGGAAAGGGGATAATAATTATGTTATATGGTATTAAAGATGCAGCCAATATGCAAATAATTCCTTTAGCAACTGGTAAACCTTCTCTCTATGTAAACTATGCTAAAACTAGTTCAATTGATTTTACAAGTGAGGAAGTATATGCATATAATAAAACGACTAAGGCAATTAGATGGGACAAAAATAGAGAAGGAACTTTTAAGACAGATATGGAAATATTTGAGACTAAAGTAATCGCTTTATTGTTTGGTACTGCTATTTCTACAGCAACTATGTCAGTTGCTAAAAGAGAAGTATTGGATGTTGCTGCCGGTGGTTCAGGAGCAGAATTAAGTGCTACACCCAAAGCAGGAAGTTTAACTATTTTTATTTTAGATAGCGATCAAATTTCTCATGGCACAGAACAAACGGTTGGTACACCTTTGACAACTGAAAATAAATATTCAATAGCAAATAATACTGAATTAACATTTAATACAACTACATTTGCAAGTGCAGGCAAGGTAGTTTGTTACTATTTATTAGATGGATCTCATCCTACATTTACAGTAGATAATGTTAGTTTCCCTGGTGGTTATAAAATTTATGCTGATTCTGCAATTAGAGGAACAGATCAAGTTGATAAATATGTTCAATATCAATTACTTAACTGTAAACCAAAATCTAATGTGTCTTTAACAATGGATGCAGATAATGTAGCGACACTTAGTATTGAGTGGGATATACTTTCAGATTCTGCTGGTAATATGATGCATTATGTAGAGGTTTAAGTTAGGAGTGATTATGTGATAAAATACAATAAAGTAAAATTATCTTATACCTGTCCTTCTTTTCCTCCTGAGAATATACATATTGATAGAGTATACAGGATAGAAAAAGATGAAAAAGGATTTTTTATTACAGATGGTAATTATGTTGAGTATGTAAAAGATAGTGATTTATGGTATATTAAAATGTTATTTAGTCCTAGTGGTATATTATGGCAAGATGTTGATTTTAGCGATGATGATGTGAAAGAAATTAAAAACACAATTATTAAAATTGAAGATAACAAGAAATAACTATTGACAAAATCATAAAATAAATGTATAATACATATAGGGATAAATAAGTCTGATCAACTTATGACAAAGGGGATATTCCTGAATCCCCTTCCCTTTTTATAATTTCAGGGACAATAAAATTCTACAGGAGGAATCAATATGTTAATATTACCACAAACAGTAAAAATTAAATGTAGACCTAATAATAAAAAATTTCTAGAACCAAAAGGATATAATTGGATATATAATGAAAGAATTGAAATTAATATTCTTGATTTAAGAGAAAATGCAAAAATTTATGTTGAGGTAATATGTGATTATTGTGGTAAAGAATTTTCTAAAACTTATGATAAAATAATTCTTCAAAATAAAAATGGTATAATACATAAAGATTGTTGCAAAGAATGTAAAGATAAAAAAATTAAAGAAAGTAATTTAATTAAATATGGTTTTGATAATGTTGCAAAATTACAGTCATCTAAAGACAAAATGAAACAAACTAATTTAGAGAAATATGGAGTAGAATATAATTCTCAAAATAGAAGATGTTAAACAAAATAAAATAGAAACATCTTTATATAATTGGGAAAGGAATTTTATTTTCAAACTAATGATTGTAAGGAAAAATCCAAGCAATACTATAATGAGAATTTTGATGTGGATTATCCTATGCAAGTTAAAGAAATAAGAGATAAAAGTATTGAAACTTGTTTAGAAAAATACGATACAGATAATCCAAGTAAAAATGAAGAAATTAAAAATAAAATTTTACAAACTTTTCGTGATAAATTTGGTTGTGATAACCCTATGCAAGTTGAAGAAATAAAATTAAAGTCTATTGAGAAAAGTGTTGATCACTATATAAAAATGGTAGTGTTCCAACTAGTAAACAACAATTATATTTACATAATTTATTAGGTGGTAAATTAAATTTTGCCACAAAAATATCATTATTAGATATAGCATTTCCAGAAGAAAAACTTTACATAGAATATGGTGGTGGTCATGATCTAAGAGTAATTTTTGGTAAAATGACACAAGAAGAATTTGATAGGAAAGAAATGAGAAGATATTATTATTTTAAAAATAAAGATTGGAAAATAATAAGATTAATTTCTAAAAATGATTTACTGCCCTTAGACGATAAAATTATAGAAATAATTAATATAGCAAAAGAATATTTAAATACAGGATATTCTTGGATTTACTTTGATATTGACAATAGTAAAATAATATGTTCTGAATATAAAAAGTATTATAATTATGGAAAATTAAGACGTATTATTAAAAAAGATATAGAAAATCAACATCAAAAGATAGTCTAATTACAAAAAATATTTTTTCCTGCCCATTTTATATCTTATTTATTTTTTACAAAAATCAATACAAAACTCAGCTTTTATAACAATATCCAACATCACAAACCCTTGATTTATAAGGGTTTTTATTTTTGTGATAATTATAAAATATAAAATAAAAATCAAAAAAACAATTTAATTAGAAAATAATTATGGTTATATCCTATTTAATATAAACAAAATTTCAGAAAGGAGATGAATCAATATGTCAATAGGTGCTTTGATGCATTCAGGTTTTTATTCATATTGTACTTATGATGACTTAAAAGAATGGTATATTCTCACATCTAACAATCAAACCATCATTTTCAAAGATGCAAACAATCAACAATTACACCTCAACAGTCTTTTCATAGAAGCAGAAAACACACCTCTGTATATCAATATCAATGGTTATATCCTCTACATTCCAGCAA